GTATAGTGTCGTTAGTTGGGCCATTTAACACATTCACGTAGTTTATCATGGATTTATTTACATCACCTATACCACCGGTGTTATCAGCGACTGAGGTAAACAAAAATCTCTTCCATTCGGATCCCGCGTACACATATTTTCTTATGACCGTACCAAATGGTGCTGTATTCTGTTCTGATACATATGCAACCGCATTTCCATCTGAAGAAAGTATAAATCTTTTTAGTGTACTATTACCTAATACCGGAAACAATAGAGATTTCTGTTTCCATCCGAAACCATCGTATGAATATATGTATGTGTACGTAGGTGTTGCCACACCCATTATCGCACCATCGGTCGAAAATGAAATTTTATTCACATCCGAGATGTTTATATTTAAACCGGATTTTGTAAGATTATAATTTTCATCTATATTTTGAATTGTTAGTATATAGGTAGTAGAATCGTATGTAGCAAGTGTATTCAAGTCTAACGAAACATCGTACACGTTTGAATATTGTACCAACGTGTTTGACAATAAAACTGTTCCAGGATTTGATAGATCGTATGTGGTTATACCTCGTCCATAAACAGTAACTTTAGTTTCGTCTTCAGAAAACAAAACCCGCGTGACATCTTGAAGTGAGTGTGATTGTATATCATTTCTTGCGTTATCATTATCCGTGTCGACATAAAATATATTAATAAATCTGTTATTCAAAAATTTAAATACATAAACATTTGTCGTCGTGACTAATGAAAAATATGTACCATTTTTTGAAACAGCTAAAGAACTAATAGTTTCTGTATTTAATAAGAAACGTGTAGCATTACCATTTATAACAATTTTATAATCACCTGGGAACAGGTCACTGACTTCGTTTCTTTTATAAACAATTAAAGCATTTGAGTTGTTCACGTGAGCAATCATAACAAGACCGTTATCAGATAAAACAATGTCTTGAATATCATTGTATACTAAAAGTTGGTCTTGGCTCATAAGCCTTCCATAAGAACTATTTTCATTGAGCAAATATCTTTCTACTTGTTGTGTACTTAAACCTTGATAGCCAGCACCCAGTACTTGGCCACCCGTGTCTGTCACATCTTCTAAATTTTTGATAACAATGTCATCGTAGTTTTCTACAGATCTTGTAATCTCTTGAATTTTAATATATTCGGTAACAGAATCTGATTTTTTAATGATTAATATTGTCTGATCGTCACTCAGAGCTACGAAGTCGCCATTAAATGTCGCTTCATTACTTTTATAACGGTATACTTCAACCCAACTCGACGAACTTATATCATAGAGATATAACCTTCCAACACCTTGGTAAGAGTCGTTTCCTTCTTGATAAGTTTCATTAGAATTAAACACTAATATTGCGTCACCATCCTTTGTAAATTTGACTTTGTCGTATTCATATACACCGATTGTTTGTCCATAACGAACCCATTCGTCATTCAACTTTTCATATACGGTAAGGGTGGGGGTATTGGTGTTCACAATCATTTTTGACGCGTTATACGACAATTGTGCATCTTGAAAATCACCAATGAGTTGATTTGCAACTTGTGTTTGACTAACCAACGAAAATACAGTTACAAAAAAGTTTATGTTATCAGTTGTAAGTTTTACTATGGTAGATCCATCACCCGAAACGCTTCGAACACTGGTGTCACTCGTGAAATCATAATTTACTCCGTTCCACACCCAATATCCACTACCCACTTGAACAATCACATCTCCATCATCTGAAAATTGCACATTTGAAATATCAATGTTCGCATCTGATGCATTGTATGTATTCCAAACACCATTTTCATAACGATGGATGCCATCTGCGTTTATAACAGTGTTGAGTCCTTGAGAAACTTCACCAATACCACCGAATGTTGGTATGGTTGTATCCGTCAACTCCCCTCTGGCTAACCGTTTAAAAGTTGTTTCTGTATCACCGGAGTTCAACGCAAACGTCGTCCCATTTCTTGATGCCGCAATAACATTACTCGTAATGATGACATTGGATTGTAATTCATAATCTAGAATGACAGTCTCAATGGCTGTAGATGTGGGATCGGTCGTCTTGACAATACAATCTGAAATTTCTCGGAATTTAATTTCTATGCTCACTTCTTGGTAGCACATAGCACAAAGAGGTACGGCAAGTTCTGGATTTCTATAAAAGTAAAATGGAATATCAATAAACAATTTTTTGTTCGTCGTTGCTGGTCCGAGGTGACCCAAAATTACACCACTCGACACTGGAACATCAGATGTTCTATCTGGGTATTTACCAATCAATGTATTCAAAGCATTTTGCTTCGATTGTGTATAATTTTGTTCGGAATAGATTTGAAGATAATCACTTGGAATTCTTTGAACTCGTTCGTCCCCTATGTACATGTCTATACATTCAATCATCGCGTGACCAATCGATTCGACATAGCCAACGCGTGTTGTTTCTGCACCGGCAATAGGTGCGAGCTCCACGTCGAGACTGATGGTTTTCAAAAGATCACCTTGATCTTTGGGTATGGTAAGTCGGATAGTCTTTCCAAATTCCGCTTCGTTATCAATGTCCAACTTGACATAATTACTCGCATAATTTGTATGCTTTTTGAATAGCTGTACAAAATAGGAGTAGTCCGGGTCTTCTGTAAAGTATGCGTCCTGGACACCCCTTGTTGTAAGCTGAATTCGGCCAGCCATTACTACTATACCCGCTTAAAATTTTAAACCCGCAAGACCGCTTTCGATGTGTAAGACATTGTAACTTACCGCATAAATTTTTACTTTAGTAGAACCGGGTTTGTCAGTTTCAATACCAATGGTCATGAGTTTGTGGAAAATACGACTCATGTTCACTTGTCCTGTTGGATAATACACTTCTGGATCTTCTGCAAAACTATATGTAGCAAAGTTTGAAATGGTTGTCGGAGAATTCACATGTTTTACCAGAGCTTGTTGGTAATTTAAGAAATTGTAATCCATATCTATGATATTTGTATCGTTAAAGTCGAGTTTGAGTCTTGTAATTTTTTCGTACTCGTTAGGTGCTGCATTTTCGTTTGTAGCCAAGATGTAAAATTCCTTGACTGGATTTTTGAAATTTACCATAAAAGATTTTTCACTTTGTCCTTCGGTGAATGTTGCCTGTGAAACCTGAAGTTGTGTGATGACATATTCAAGTGGCATCGATCTTAGGTATGCCTGTTCTTCTGGTGTCACGAATGCAAACTCGGTATCAAGTGATGCGTTTTTCATACTTGCCGAGACACCCAACTCCGGTACACCGCCGTTTATCATCTCATCAAGATTTCTAAGTTTAATTCGGACTTCAACCAATTGTTTACTGAGAGCAATAGTTGGTATTGCCAGGCTCGGATTTCTATTAAAGTAAAACGGAAGATCAATAAAGAATGTGTACTCACCCGTAAAATCTAAAACTTCGTTGCCGTGACCATTCAAAAAATACAACGTTTGTTCGACATCGTCAATCGTGTTGTGAAGTTGTTGGTGCATATAGATGTATTCACCAGTCAGGCGTTCAATCAATTGTCCGCCAATATACAGGTCAGCAGTTTCTATAAGCTGTGAACAGACCGAGGGTACATAATTTAATAGATTACCATCACCATCTATCGGTTGTGTCAAAATAAATTTGACAGTCATACCCTTGATCAAGTCACCTTTATTTTGTGGAAGTGTACATTGGAGTTCTTCACCAAAGTCAATGTTCCCGTCGAATGGTGTTTCAATTTGTTCAATCGAAAACTTTGTATGTCTTTTGAATGCCGTCAAAAAATATGAAAAATCTGGATCACCTGTAAGCCACTGATCCTGAACACCAGTCACAGCAAGCTTTACAGCTCCAGACATATCTACTATGTGTGAGTAAAATTTTATGAAATAAAACGGGACACTAACAGTAGAATGAACCTTCAACTGAGGAAATTCAACCCGGCGATTATGGATGACGATCGTATCTGCGTATTCATAGGAAAACGTAATACAGGTAAGTCCACATTAGTCAAGGATATCATGTACCATAAGAAACATATCCCAGCCGGAATAGTTTTATCAGGCACAGAAGAAGGCAACCATTTTTATGGTGAATTTATTCCAGACATTTGTGTGTATGGAGATTACGACGGTGAGGCGGTAGACCGCGTGTTAACTAGACAGAGAAAGCTTGTTGGTACCAAGGGTAAAAACAGAACAAACGGTGCATTCATCCTTCTGGACGACTGTATGTACGATTCAAAGTTTATAAAAGAAACTCGTATTCGACAATGTTTTATGAATGGTCGACACTTTAACATATTCTTTATGTTGACGATGCAGTATGTAATGGACCTCCCACCGGCATTGCGCGCCAATGTGGATTATGTATTTATACTCAGAGAAAACATCATACAAAACAGAGAAAAGCTTTATAAGTCGTTTTTTGGAATCTTTCCTTCGTTTGATATGTTTTGTAAGGTGATGGATGCATGTACGGAAAACTATGAGTGTCTCGTGTTAGATAACACAGTAAAATCTAACAAGATACAAGATTGTGTGTTTTGGTACAAGGCTACAATTCGAAAAGGTTTCAAGGTCGGGAGTCCTCAACTCTGGGCCATGCACAAAAAGACTTATAACCCAAATTATCTCGAACAACAGGAAGTGGATGCTAAAAAGGCAACAAAGAAAACAGCACTTAAAATTACAAAGAAGAAATAGTCAGGACGTGCGTGAATATTTTTCCTTAAAAAACATGAATACATACTAAATGTCGGACATCCGTACTATGAATCTTGCAGACAACTCTGATGGGATGGTTCAACTTAACTCATCTACTGCATTCGTGTCACAAGATACTGAAAAAAATGTCAGTCAAAATAAAGAAACGATGGACTCTACGCCTATTGCCGAATTGATGGGTCAAACCGAACCGATGGAAATGCAACAGCAAATGCCGATGCAACAACAAATGGTGATGCCGATGCAACAACAAATGGCGATGGCTATTCCGGCTCCGGCTCCGGCTCCCCAGCAAGTGCAAATCTCTGCTCCGGAGTCAAAGAATCCGTTTAACTTGACGGATCAACAAATGCAATCTTTATTCGTCGCCGCGTGCACGGCTGCTGCCATTAGCACACCGGTCCAAGAAAAACTCGCGACCATGGTCCCGCAATTCTTGAATGATGCGGGCCGTCGAAGCCTCATCGGCCTTGCGGCGACGGGACTTGTGGCGTCGGTCATTTTCTACGCTGGTCAATCTTA